GTTGGCGTTTCCGGCCAGGTCGATGAGTGAGGAGGAGTTGGCCCGGCCCGCGGCCGTGTTGATGTCGGTTTCCCGGCCGTTGGCGGCGATATCGGAGGTGAGCTGGCCCAGGGTGTCAATCCAGTCCACGGCGGCCTGGTCCGCGCCCATGGCCGCGTTGGCGGCCTCGGACTGGGCGGAGGCCAGCGACTCCACGGCTTCCCGGGCGGCGTCGGCGGCGTCGGCCTGGGCGTCGGTGGCGTCGGTGGATTTCCCCATGACCTTGGTGTAGTAATCCACCTCCGCGGAGGCGTCGGACTGGATCCCAGTGGCCTCCTCGATTTTCTTGGAAAGCTCCTCCCGGGCCTGGATGGAGTCATGGATGGCCTGGCCCTCGGCGTCCAGGTGGCGGTTTCCGTATTCGTCCACCAGGAGGACGTGCTCCTCCAGGGCGGCGGTGGCGTCCTCGTTGGCTTTCCGGAGGGCGTCCTGGGCGCGGGTGGCGGCCGTGATGTCACCGGCCAGGGCCTTGAAAGAGTCCTGGGCCGTTACCTGGTCCTCCAGCTCCCCCAGGGCGTCCTTGACCAGGCCCACGTAAGTCTGGGCCTGGTCTCCCAGCTTGATCCAGGAGTCCTCCGTAGCCAGGGAGAAAGCGATGTCCGCGATTTTCTGAGCAATCGCCGCGTCATCCAGGGCCCCGCCCGCGTCGTAGATTTCGCGGGCCAGGTCCGCCATGGACTGCTTGGCCTCGGTGTTGACCTCGGCGGCCTCCTGGAGTTTGGAAATTGCCAGGCCCAGGCCCACCGCGGCCGCCAGTCCGGCGAGCTGGCCAGCGGGGCCGAAACCCTGGAAGGCATTAGCGGCCAGGGACTGGAACATATCGGAGATGGATTCAACGGAGCCGTCAAAGCTGGAGGCCATTTCCCGGGCTTCGGAGGCGGCTTCCTCACTCATTTCCTTGGCCCCGTCGCTGGCCTCCCGGAATCCGTCATCCAGGCCCTTACCGACCTTTTTTCCGGTGTCCCGGGCCCCGTCACTGATGGAGTCAAACGCCTGGTCAATTTTCCGGTCCAGGTCCCGGGCGGCCTGGCCGCCGTCGTCCAGGGCGTCCTCCAGTTTGTCCACCGACTTGGCGGCATCCTTGATGGAGTCCTCCATCTTGTCCCCGGATTTCGCGGTGTCTTTCGCCACGTCCTTGAGGGAGTCGGAGACCTCGTCAAATGCGTCCGCCAGGTTATCGGTTTCCCGGATCACCTTGGAGGTGTCGGCCGCAAAATCAATGCTGATGGGTTTAGCCACGGGCTACCTTGCTTCTAGTTTTTCGTGAATGGTCCGGACAATGATCTGGACCCAGAGGGAGACCAGGCGCGGGCCCAGGGCCGCCCAGGCCTGGTACACAACACGCCCGGCCTTGACGGCCTGGGGGAGCTGACGTTTCGTGTGCCTGGTGACCTCGTGGCCTTCCCGGTCATAGGTGGTTTCGTGCCGGACCCGGGAGGGGGCCCCGAACTCGTAGGCCCTGGCGACTTCCACCGGGACCAGGCCGCCGGAGCCCACCGGGCGGCGGGAGGTTCCGGCCATGGCCCGGGCCGGGTTCCCGGGGGCAATGCGGGCCCCCTTGCCAAAGACCAGGCGGTCCGTGTCCGTGACCAGGCGGGCCTCAATTTCGCCTTTCCAAATCGGATTCAGGGTGTCCCGGATGGAGGCGGAGATAGCTTTCTTGGTTTCCCGGTCCACCAGCTTGAGGCCCAGCGCCACGGCCTTGAGCTCGCGCACAGACCGGGCGCTGGGCTGGAGCACTGGTTAGCCCTCCGGAGTGATGTCCGCCAGGCCCTGAACCAGCAGCGTGGCCGCGGAGACGCCGCCGCCCTGGCCGCCGCCCAGCGTGGCCGGGGCCTGGAAAATGACCTTGGCCTCCACCTTCCCTGTGCCGCCGCCGGTCGGAGTCAGTGAGACCCGGCCCTCCAGGCCGTGATTCTTCCGGAGGAACATCCAGAGGCTATCCGCCTTGAGCGACTGGGCCAGATTCAGGCCCAGGGAGTCCTGGGGGTCCCCCACGTTGGAAACGTTTTTGCCGGACACCGGGCTAAACGTGGAGGCCGTGGCCGTGGTGGTCAGGGTGACGTTATCGGCGTGGTCGGAGAACTCGGTCAGCTCCCCGGTGTCACCGACGGCCGCCGACAGGACAGCCTGTTTCATGATGAGCTGGTGGAGCGGGGTGTTAGCCATTGTTGGCCTTCCGGTAGATGTTTTCTGTGGTGATGGAGCCCGTGATCTTGTAGCCCTGAAACACGTTTTTGAACGTGGACCGCTCGGCCTGGCCGAACTCGAACTTGTCCAGTCCCTCCAGGACGGTCAGGAGCTGGTCCAGGTATCCCTCCAGGTCGGTCTCCGTGTCCGCCTCATTGGCGTCCTTGGCCCCGTAGAGGTCCAGTTCCATTTCATGCGTCAGATTGAAGACGGAGGCCCCGGGCTTGAGGATCGGCCGCCAAATCGCCAGGTAGGGCTTTCCCCGGCGGACCTGGCCGGGCTCGGCCGGGGCGGTCTCCACTTTCCAGCCGGGGAACGCGGCTTTCACCGCATCCCCCAGGTAATCCCGGCAGGTCCCGGCGGCGGTCACCGGAGCCCCCGGAACGGGGAGCGGCCCATGGAGACCAGGGACCGGGCCTCCATGACCAGGGGATAGGTGGAGACGGCCAGGCCGTCCGCACCCATGACGGTGTCCCCGTCCCCGGAGCGGGCCCTGTTGTGCAGGTGTTGCATGTACAGGACCTGGGCTTTCTTGTATCGCTCCGGGGGCGGATCGGCGGGGGCCGCGTAGAACTCCAGGTACTCATGGGCCGTGGCCATGAGGTTGGCCAGGATGGGGTAATGCTCTTCCTGGTCCTCCGGGGCGTTGGGCCAGAGGTCTATGGCCTCCTGGATGGAGACCCAGCCGATGACGGTTTCCGGAGTCCTGGCCATGGACTACGCGGCCGCCTTGGTGACCTCAACCACGCCGCGGCGGTCGATGTCGCGCAGGATGTGGTAGCCGAACACGCCGTGTTCGATGAGGCCCTTGGAGATGTTCTGGCCCTCCACACGGATGGGGCCGCCGGGCAGGGACTGGAGTTCATTGGCGTACTTGGAGCCGACAATGATCCGGCCGAACTGGTCCGTCTGGGAGCGGGGGGACGCCTTGACCGGAATGGTCAGGTAGGAGGAAGACATCTTGCCGGAGGCCAGCGTAATGGTCGCTTCCCCGCCGGAGGCCATGGCGGTGGACTGGTCAAACTTCTTGGCCAGGGCCAGCTCCTTGAACAGGTCCCAGCCCAGGAGGATGTAGTCCGGATCGGAGAACTCCACCGCAGCGCCGATGCCCTCCAGGATGCGCTCCTCGGTGGACAGGCCCGCGGCCAGCTCCAGCGCCGATGTGTTGGCGGCGGCGGTGACATGCTGGATCACCAGGGCGTCCAGCTTCCGGGCGTAGTCGTCCGTCGATTCCAGGTTGTAGGAGGCCCACCACTCGGCGGACGGCATATCCGAATGGATGCGGTCCACCGCGTTACCTCCGGCCATGCGGAAACCCTTATGCGTGACCTGCTCGGCCTTGACTTCGTTGGTCGGAATGTCGTTCATCGTGGCCGGGGTGCCGGAGGACGGCGGGGACCACAGGGCCACCTCCGGAGTCTTGCCCTCCACCCAGCGCCAGCCGATGACGGACTGGGAGACCATGGGAGCCTCGGAAACCAGGTCAAGGTAGCGGCCCTGGTAGCGGCGGCCCTTCCACAGCTCCCCGGCGTAGGCCGGAGGGTTGACCTTGTCGAACACGTCCCCCTGTGTGATCTGGTCCAGGGCGGCGGCGGTGACCGTGGCGGAGTGCAGGCCGGAGGCGGAGACAGTGGCCTGGGCGGAGGCCAGGACCAGGAGCGGGTCCTGGGCTTTCGGCGCGGCCGCGCCGGTCATGCCCAGGGAGGCCAGCACGGCGGCGACGTCGGCCGGAGAGGAGGCTGTTACGGTCACGGGGGTTTCCTTTTCTTCTGCGGGGATTTCAGGGGTTTCAGGGGTTTCGGAGTCCTTGGACTCCGGCTCATCCTTGAGCTTGGCCAGGGCGTCCAGAATGGCCTGGACGCTGGCCTCTATGTCCTCGGTGACTTCCCCGACGTCGGCGGCGGAGGCCATGACGGTGGCGGAGCCAAAGGACGGGTTGACGGTGACGGCGGCATGGGTCAGGGTGCTCTTGAGCAGGGCCCCGGCCTTGATGACCACACCCTCCAGCTCCACGGAAATCCCTTTCCGCAGACCGCGGGAGGCCAGGACCAGGGCGTCCTTCCCGGAGGTGGTCGGCGCGAAATCCACCAGACCGAAAATGGCCTTGGGAGTCTTCGCAAACTTGGCGAAGTTGCCCACCACGTTTTTCCGGTCATGCTCCTGGTTCACATGGGCGGAGGCGGGGTCCGCGGGCAGGGCCACCACGTCGGCGGAGGGCACCGTGAACTGGTGCCCGGAGGCCATCACGGCGGACTCCTCACCGATGGGAAGGATTTTGTACCACTTCTGGTTTTCGCCAGGCTCCGGGAGGTTGAAAGCGGAGGCGGTGACCACTTCCCCCAGGACGTTATGCGTCATTCGTTTTCCTTAGTGTCAGCGGGGGCCGCGACGGCGGCCCCCTGGTTTCCCCGGGCGTCCGCCGGGGCGGCGTCAAACTCGGGCAGGTTCAGGGACACGGTCGCCCCCTCCGGGCTGACGTCGTCCATGGACAGCCGCTCCGTGATCGGGGCCAGGAAGAGGGCCAGGGAGAGCTCCAGGAACTCATTCCGGTTTTGGAGCGTGTTGGCGTAGTCCGAATTGGAGGAGGCCCCGTCCAGCATGGAGGCGTTGATGTTCAGAAAGTTGGCGACGTCCTTACGGACCGCGTCCCGGGCCCCCAGGAGCATCTGGCCGTCATCCTCCACCTGGTGAATGTTGAGCTTGACGTTCTGGGGAGTGATGGTCCCCGCCCCGCCGCGCTTGCCGCGGGCGGCCGCATAGGATTTCTGGGCGTTCAGGAGGGCGTCATATTCCTCCTCATAGCCGGGTTCCCCGGGTGCCAGGCCGTTGTAGTCCTCCGTGGGCGTCAGCTCATGGAGGGCTATGGGGGTTTCGGAGCGGTCCAGCATGGTCTGGGCTATGGCGGCGTAGTGCTGGAGGGTGACCTTGGCCGTGTCCAGGAAGGGCTGGGGCTTGGCTCCGTAGAACACCACAAAGTGACTCATGGCCGTGGCCGGGACTACCTGGTCCTGGAACACCAGGGCGGCGGTTTCGTTCCAGCCCCAGAACTCCGTGGGGATATGCGCGGCCTCAATGATCTGGCCTTCACCGTCCCGGGCTACAAGCCACAGGGCCCTGTTATGGAGAATGAGGTCCTGGAGGGTCCGGGCGTCCCGGAGGCGGGCAGGGACTCCGCCCACCGGGGCGGCAAGCCAGGCCAGGGTGGGCTGATGGTCTGACTGCCAGGAGAGGCGGAGGAAAGCCGTGGTGTAGAGGTCCACGGCCCTGGTAACGGGGGGGCAAGCCAGGGCCGTGGACGCGGACACCTCAGAAAACGGCAATGACGGCGGAAGAATGGGGGCTAGCGCCGTTGTTAGGTTGAAGTTGATCCCGCGCGGGAGGCGTGAGAGGGACGTAGTGCCCGTCTCCGCTATCTCCAGTACGCGCCGGGTCCTGCTCAGTAAGCCGTTTATGAGTGCCACAGGAGAGACATTAAGGCCGCCGGAGCCCGCGAAACCGCCGTTTTCGGCCGTCCGCGGGAACGGGTTTTTTCGATGTCCCGGAGTGTCCCGGAATGTCCCGGGAAAGTTTGCCGCCCCCGGCATACTTTGTGGGGTTCCTACAAGGCCCGGTTTTGGACTTCCGCGGAATCTCGCGGTTTTGGTTCGTAGCCGGCGCTGCGCCGGCCTGTTGAATACCTACAAAAGGAAGGGCCCCGCCGGTATCGGCGGGGCCCAAAGCCAGGAGGACGCGGTCTCAAATAGCGGCGTAGCCGCCGCCCCCTCCTCGCTTCTTCAGTGTAGCGACGGCCGCTATGGCGTGGTCCACGGCCAGCAGCGCGGAGATGTCCTGGCCGTCCTTCCGGCGGAACAGGCGGGAGCCGTTGGAGTCGCGCCAGGTGGCGGAGGCCACGGCCTTATCCAGGGACGGGGATATCCCGTGCCGGATCGCCAGGGTATCGACGGCGGAGGCCAGGGTAGCCGTGGCCGCGGCCACCTCCTTGAGCGGTAGCGACTTGAGATTTTTGGTGTCCACGCGCGGCATCCGGACCAGGGCCTGGGCAATCGCAATATTGTCCCCGATGGAGTCATAGGCCACGGGAGAACGCGGGTGCGCCTTGAGCAGCTTGGCCAGGTCCGGAGCCAGCCAGTCGGAGCGGACCCGGTACTCCATGACCTGGGTGCAGAGGATGCCGTCCGTGTCGTACCAGGCGGCCGCCACGGCCGCGGCCACGCCGCCAATGCCGACGTTGAAACCGAAACCGACCGGGACGCCCGTGGGGAGGTTCACCGGGGCCGCCGCGGTCTGTCCCCATTTGACCTGGTCAAGTGCGGTGCTGGAGGTGTCCGGCGGCCAAACGCACAGATACTCCCGGATGAAGGTGGACAGTTCCATAGTCCGGAACCGCTTCCTCATCTTGGCTTCCGTGGTCAGCCCGCAGGCCATGCCGGGATGCACGCGCCACAGCAGCGCCATAGCGCGGTCCTCCTCGTCCTCCAGGTCGATAACCTCGGATTCCCGGGCGGAATAGTCCACGATTCCCAGCTCCGCCGGAGTCTCCCGGGCGGCCACCAGGGACGTCCAGAACATGCCAGCGCGGACCACGCCCGGCGTCCCGGACTTGATGACCTGGCCGTCCGGCCGGGTGTCCATGACCGGCAGGGCCCCGGCCTCCAGGTCCGCGGACTGCTCCGGGTCCAGCTCCCCGGACTCGTCAAACCACAGGACGTCGGCGGCCAGGCCGCGGAAGCTGGAGGAGCGCGGCGGAGCAACCCACCAGCGGGAGCCGTTGGACCACTCCAGGTACTCGCGGCCGGTGGACTTGTAGACCGTCCAGTTGCGCGCCGCCTCATCCGGCGTAGCGCGCTCCAGCTCGCGGACCATATCCATGAAAACCATGGACGCGCGGGTCCCGTCCTGGGCGGACTGGATCACCTTGTAGCCAGGGCGTGACTCGCAGCGGCCCAGGAGCGTGGCCTGGATGGACGTGGTCTTGGTGGCACGGCGCGGAATCTGGACCGTGACGTCATCGTAGAGCGGACGGCCCCAGGAATTGCGGGCGTTCAGGACCCCGGCCACCTCGCATCCCTGGGGAGTGAGGGACATACCCAGCAGGCGCGCACCCAGCAGCGCCTCCCCGATGTCCGTTCCGGCAGGGATGGGAGAGAGCGCGGCCGCCTGGGCGGTGTAGACGGAGCCGGTGTTGGCGGCCCACTCGTCAACCATGCGGTCCTTGGCCGCGTCCCAGTCAATGCTGGTAACATCCAGCTCCGCCAGCAGCGCCGTCATAGTGAGGACTCCATCCAGTGCTTGACCTGGCGGCGGAGTTCCGCCCGGCCGTCCGGGTGCAGCTCCGCCAACTCCTGGGCGGTCCGCTCCAGCTCCAAGACCGTGGCCTCCGCCTCGGCCACGGCGATCTGTGCCCGCTCATGCAATGGGATCTCAGCATCCTCTGCGTGGCGGTGGACCTTTGCGAGGGCGTCATAGCGGGAGCGTGCGCCGCGCTGGGCCGGGTCCCAGCCACACACGCACACCGGTTCCCCGTTGTGATCGGCCACGGCCCAGTGGGCCGGAAGGTCCCGAGTCCGTCCCGTGGTGTGGCCTACGCGCGCAAAGGAAGCGGACGGTAAACGTGGGCTTCCCTCGTCGTCAGAAAAAACTTGTTCAGTCATTGGTTTGGTCTCTCGGTTCAGTAGAACTTAATCGTTCGTTCGCGGATCACGTCTTGCACGGCGACTTTCCGGCCGTTAGTGATGGCCGCGCCCAGGCGGCCGCCCTCGCGGAGGTTGCACCAGCGGCACTCCGGCAGGAAGTTGGAGGCGACGTCCTGGCCACCCTCTGCCCTTCCGTTCACGTGCCCGGCGTGCCAGTCTTTCTCCGCCCAGTCCGTGGTAATCACGCGGCCACAGCCCCGCCAGCAAGCCAGCGGCAGGAGGGAGCGGCAATAGTCCCGGGCCTTGGCCACCGCCCGGCCCCCCCACTTCTTCCTGGGGGGACCGGGCGGAAGCTCTACAGGCTCCATATGGAACAGTTCAGGCTGGGAGCCCATGCTGGCCCTCTAGCGGCCTGGCGGGACCGGGGTGGACCCGGAACCCGTTCCGCGCTTCCCAGCGCGTCCCAGCCCCGCCAGCGCCGCTCCTGGGGAGCTTGGCGTTCAGAGCCACCAGGGACCGATACGCCCGCCCGGCGTCCGCCTGGGCCTGGGCCCACTGCCTTACGGCCGCCCGGTGGCGCTTATCCAGGGCCAGCGTGGCCGCCGTATGCGGGTCGATCCGCTTTGCCTGGATGTACGCCCGCTGCGCTTTCACCACCTCCAGCTTGAAAGCGGCCTCCACACGTTTGGCGCTCTCCGCCTGGGCCTGGGCCTCCATGAGGCGGCCCTGGAGCAACGCCAGGGCATCCTCCCCGGTCATGCCATAGCCCCGATCTGGTGAGACAGGCCCGAAATTTCCCGCCCCGCTTCTGTCAAAAGCTGGAGCGGAGCGACTTCCTTCTTCTCCCCCCTGCCAGCGACCGCGGAAAGTTTGGCCCGCTTGCTTGCCTCCAGCGCCTCACGGACAGCCCGGCGGTTTGGTGAGTCCAGATTGACCCCCGGCCGCCTGGTCGCGTCATTGGCCAGGTCTCCAGGCTCCTCGTGATGGCGCTCGTGCGCGCCCGCGTTGGTTTTCTCCTCTTCTTCTAAGTACGAAGTACTAGAAGGAGAGTTGGCAACTCCCCTAGGAGTTGATGCGCCCTCTAACCGTGCGCCGGTAAACCGTCGCACGGTGGAGCCCTTGCCCTGCTTGGTTGCTCCGTTTTCCGGCGCACGGTTAGCCGGGGAGTTATCCACAGGCTTCCCCCGCAGTTCGGTGGAGACGTTGGACAGCCATTCCTCCTCTGCCTCCTCCGCCGTCAGAGGCACCTCGGAGACCACGGTGTCTGTGATGATCGACCCCCCAGGGCTTCGGCGCTTGAACTGGTAGCGGAGCCCAGCGGCCTCCAGCTCCTTGAAGGCCCGGAGGAGCGCGTCACGCCCCATACCCTGGCCCTGGAACGCTCGATAGCCCATGGAGGCCCGGCCGGAGGGCCTGGAGAGCAGCAGCAGCAGCAGGCCCAGGGATTGGATGGAGAGCCTGGAGGGGTCCCCATTCGTGTCCGGGAGCCCCAAATAGGTCCCGTAGATGGTTTCATTGGGGATTGCGGTCATTCCCCGGCGAACGGTAAATGTCTTTCCACTCATGGCTCGATATTCCTAGTCAACGGTTTGATGCAACCCAACACCTGGGCGCGGGATAGGCGTATGGCCCCTCCTGGCAGAGTTCCCGCGCTCAGGTGGCCCTTTTCGATATACCGCCAAATGGTCTTGTTTGAGACTCCCAAAATGACGGCGGCGTCGGTGACGCCTATGTAAACCTGTTTCGTTCGTGTCATAGCTCCCCCCCAAAGGGGCCTTTCTTTTTTAGGTCCCGTCATGGGCCATATAGGCCAATATGTCGGGCAGGTTGAAAACGTAGGCCCCCCCGGGCCCGTCCAGTTGAGCCAGGACCGGGAGTGTCCCGGCATTGATCCGGCGAAACACTGTCGCCTTATCCACGCCCAGCAGCTCGCAGACCTTTTGTGTTCCAATCAATTCCTCCGGAATGATGAAAACGGCTTCCCCGGCGGCCCCATTGCTGGCCATAGTCCCCTCCTTGGTTTATGCGCTCCGTTCGGTGCGCTGGTGGAGAGTCTAGCGCACCGAACGGAGCGTTTTTGCCATTTGGAGGATTCCCACAGTGGCGAAATTCGCACTTCCGCGCCGTTACTGGGCGCAGCGCCGTTTAGCCGGCGCCCGTGGCTTGTTGGATTCCTACAACGGGTTAGCCCAGGCCGGACCGCACCAGGAGAGCGGCAATCACCAGGCCGCCCACGGCTTTAGTGGCCCAGTTCCCCCAGCCCTCCAGTTTCGCTATGGCCAGGTCCTGGAGGGTGTCCTTGGTCTTGGCGGCGGTCTCGGAGGCCTTTAGCTGCAGCTCCAGGCCGCGCTCCACGCGCTTGACGTCCTCCCAATCAGGGCGGGCGTTGACCTCCTGGCGCAGCTCCTGGATTTCTTCCCGGGCGGCGTCCACGCCCTGGGCCGCTTTCTCCACTCCCCTGGCGATTTCCCCCAGGGTTATGGCGGTCTGAGTCTCAGGCATCCGGGGTCCCCGTCCGTGCTGGAGTGTATGCGGAGGCGGTGACATTCCCGAGGAGGGAGGCCACCAGTCCCAGCCAGACGGCCAGGGCCTCCGCGGTGAGGACGCCGTAGAAGATCAGGACCGCACCCAGGGCCGCGGCGATGCGGTAGAGCTTCCCCCGGCGCTCAAGAGTGAGCCAGGAGTGGGATTCCTTTACGTGGTCGGCCATGGCTGGGAGACTCCAATCTCTACAAGGGACAGAACAATGGACAGGACAGACCAGACCGCCAGGGCGGCCAGGGCGACGGCCGCGGCCGTGGCCACCAGGACCACGACCACGACAGCCACCAGGTGATCTGTCACAGCTTCGGCAGGCCGGACAGCGAGTTGCCCGCCGCGTTGGCCCAGACGTAGAGGCCGGACTTGGTGACGTACCAGGCGTCATCCTGGACGCCGTCGTTGGGGTACGGGTCCTGGCCGGTCACATAGCCCTTGACGGCCAGCGTGGCACCCTTGGCGATGCCCTGGGGGTAAGCGGGTGCCAGGTTGCCCGTCTCCACCCGGGGGGAGGTCCGCACCATGGCCAGGGAGGCGGTCACAATGCGGGTAAACGTCCCCAGGGCCCCGTCGTTGGCCAGGCGGGGGATTAGCCAGCCAATGAGCCCGTCGTAGGGGAGGTACGCGACGTGGGCGGGCACCTGGCGGTAACCGTCCTGCTGGAGGACTTTCATTCCATTGCGGTCCGCCTCCAGGACCACAAAGACGTGGCCCTCCGGGACAGCGGCGGACCCGGCAATGGAGCCGATAGCGCCGCGCGGGGGGAGCTGGGCCGGATTGCCCGGATCATTGCGGACCTTGAGGAAGTAATCCGGATTCGCGTTGGCGAACACGTCTTTACCGTTCCCGGGCCGCAGCGTCTCGGCCCAGGACTTGCCAAAGATAAACATGGCGTAGGCGTCGGCCAGGTCCTTGCACTGGAGGCCATACGCGCCGTCCGGGTCATAGGAGCGGCCGGGGGCTTCTGCCAGGAACTTTTCCTGTACTGGGGTAGTCATGATGAGACCTTTCATGGAGGGGGGTGGGGCAGGGCTTGAGGGGGCTTAGACGGTCTGGCAGCGGACGGAGGTAACGGTGAGTTCCGGAGCCGCAGCGGACGCCAGTTCAACCGTGAAACTGGCGGCCCCGGCCGGGATTACAAACTGGTTCCGCAGCACGCGGGGGCCGTCCGCGGCGTTGATGTCCCGGTACGTTTTGGTAATGACCTGGTCACCGGTCCGGACCGTGAGCTGGAGGGCCCCGCCGACGTCGGCGGAGGACACCTTGACCACGGCCTCCCGCACACCTCCGGCGAAGTGGGGAAAGTTGGCCATGGCCACGGTCTGCGCCAGGACACCGGACCCGGCGGAGCGGACACCGCCGCCCGGGACCGTTTTCCAGGACTCCCCCACGGCCCAGAACTTGGCCCCGGCGGAGAGGTCACTGTTTGAGAGCAGGTTATGGCGGTGGTCGGTGCGGTGGTCGGCCAGGAGCAGGCCGCCGGGAGTGAGGATTTCCAGTGTCCCGGCGTCCCGTCGGCGGGCCAGGTCCGCCAGGACGGTCTCCACCTGGGCGGCCGTGATGTAACCAGGGGACCCCACCAGGGAGGGGTGGAGCATGAGGACCATTCCCATGGGGGTGTCCATGCTGGAGAGCAGGTCCACGCGGGAGGACACTCCGGCGGGCGTGGCCGCGTCCATGGTGTAGTGGCCCAGGCCAACGTCCAGCCCGGCAGGCAGGGCACGGTAGGCCCCGGGCACATAGCCACTCACCGCCGCGTGGTGGGACTGGACCAGCAGGCCCGCGGCCGTGAGGTGGTGCTCCAGGGTGGACATGTTGGAGTAGCCCATGTACCCACCGGCGCCGATGCCCGGGGGGCACCAGTGTTCGATCGCCAGGAGCGGCATGGCGGCCTTGAGTTCAGCCAGGCCGGTGACAATTTCGTCCAGAAGTGCCTCCTCCGTGACGGCGTCCTTATGCGTGGCTCCGTGGTTGGCGATCTCCCCGCCGTGGACCAGGGCCAGGGCCTGGACGTCAGCCAGCGTGACCTCCGTGTTTTGGGAGACATTGGAGGCCGTGGTGTTCTGACGGGAGTTGGTGGCCTGGAGCCAAGGGAGGTCATACTTTTCCAGCAGCGGCAGGATCACGGAGCGGAAGTTGTTCCACCCGTGATCGAACCGGAGGGCCACCACGGGCTTCCCGGCGGTGCCTACCCCAGCCCCGCGGCGGCGCTTGAAAGCGTCCACCAGGAACGGGCGGCGGTACGGGGAGACCAGGGCCGGGTCGATGACCGGCGGGGCGGTGTAGAGACGCCGCCAGGGGATAAGATTTCCCGCGTTCACGGAGCCGGTGGAGCGGTACTGGACGTCTCCGGCCTGGCCGTAACCAATGTAAATCTGAAACTTGAGACTGTAGGCCGTGGTGTACTGCCAGAGCAGGCCTGGCATGAGCTGGCCGTCCGGGCGGCGCGGCATGGTCCCAGTCATGGCCGCCATTTCGGTGGGGGTCCGCCAGAAGTAGAAACCGTCCGCCAGGTTATCCACGTCCCCGGCGGTAAGCTGGCGCGGCTTTCCGGCGGCGGCCAGGGCGGCCGCGGCCAGGGCGGTGAAATTGGGGTCCTTGCTCCAGCCGGTCATGACGGACTGGATATCGGTGTCCAGAATGTTGGCCAGGCGGTTAAACCAGTACGGGACATCCGGCGCTGCGCCCGTCGGGACCAGGTCATAACCGCGGTTCGGTGTTGTTGCCAAAGTATTACTCTCCTGTGGTGATGGTGACGTTGAGGGGGAGCCTGGTCCGCAGGGACATAAGGCCCTCCAGGGGCGAAAAATCGATGGAACTGATGAGGTGGGATTCCGGCTCACCGGTCGGCAGGCGGACCATGAGCGTCATCCCCGGGCGGAGCCAGTACGCGGCATTGGCGGCGGTCAGGTCATAGGACCGGCCGCGGGAAACCAGATTCCGGCACCGGGCCGCCGCCACGGTGTTGGCACCGGCCGCAGAGATTGCCATGGGCAGGTCCTGGAAATAGGTCTTATATCCCACCGCACTGACAGCGAACGG